CGAAACCTGATTTGCCGAGTGTAACTTCTACTATTGGCCCCTCTGCAGCCTTATTCTCTTCCTCCTCAATCTTGTTGAGCATATACATGGCATCCTCAAATGCCAAACGCTTAGCTGACGCTGCGTTCTTCATCTTATCGGCCGATATGTCGTCCTCAGCGTGAGTGATGATAGGTGACTTTAGCACCTTGATCAACTCATCGATAGCCTGCTTAGCAGCCTCTACTATTTCTCCCTTTTTAGACATATGTTCTTGTTATACATTCGATAGAGTGTCTCACCATCTATTATAAATTCATATTCGCTGTCGGGTGTGAATGAGACTGTGTCTCCGACGTTTACGTTGGAGATAGTGTTCGTTTTATAAACAACCTCACCCCACAACGCCTCATGCGCCCCCGTAGAGCTAATTAACTTATCCTCAGTTGGTATTGGTCTGATAAAGATAAACGGATCAACAGCCTGCCAATCGGCATCTCTCTTGTAAAGATAGACCTGATCTAGCTCAGCTAAAAACAAATCGTCCATAATATAGTTCCAACTACTTTTCTGACGCCCCTTCATGTCGTTGTAGTACTTGAACACATTGTGGTGAACTACAACAGTGTCACCTGGTTGAACCGGGCCGTTGTAGTAAATAGGGACTGATACCACCACTGCGTGGCGGTTAGATGTCTTGTGGTCTTCTTGAGATGAGCTGATATAGAAGTCTGTATCTCCAAACTTCCTTATGTTATCGTACCGCCTCTGACCAACTGGTTTGATGATGAAGCAGTATGGTGATTTCATTAGTAATCTATTTTGTATTCTATTGCAATGGGCATTGCATTAGAGAATGATTTCCATTTAATAATCTCTTTTTCCTTGATAATCCAAACGCAGATAGATCCATCATCCTCCTTACGGATAGTGTTAATCTCCCACGTTTTATCTAGGATAGACTGACCTACCATGTAGTGCATGCACTTCATGTAGTCAGGGCCAATGGAAATTTTTCTAATTATACTCACCTGTTTGTAGGTTTACACTGACATCGCCATACTTTTCAAAGATGGATTGCTGCTCTTGTGTGAGCTTTCCTGCCGCAACTTCAAGTTGCTGCATCGTGAGTTCTTTCTGCTCGCCTAAACGACGAACGCTCATCTCGATGTCTGCTAGATTAAATTTTAGGTCTCTGTAAACTCGGTTAGCGTTAACCAACGCTTCGAGCTCTTCTTTTTTGATTTTTGACATATTTAATTATAAAGTGAATTTAAAAATTCTTGAATGCTATCAAATGATTGCCCGTCAATTGTTACTGATGTATCTAAAAAGATAACTCCTTTATCAGTAGGAACATGTGCTTGCTTTTCATTAATTACTGAATACTCAGCTTGTAGTGTATACTCATCTGAATTCATAATGAACCCGTTCTCTTTTTTATTGATGTTAAGCATTGATGTTTAATTTAGCTAGTGTAACTTGAGATGTAGATGTTAAAGATGAAGCACCAACTGCAATAATTATATAATTATCATAAGTTGAGTTTAAAGCTATAGTACTAACAGGGCCACCTGTTGTTGCAACAAAGTCATCAATTATTGCAAATGATGAATCAATTACTTGTAACTGAGAATTTTTAAATAAAATTGTTCTGTTAACATTTGTTGCGTATGTTTTACTTAGAGCACTTGTAACAACGGTTCCTAATAGTGATGCACCAACTAAAGAATTAGCTGTGTTTTTGTAAATATTGCAACTAAATCCTGTTGTTGCTGAATCATTTTTTTCAATTCTAAATAACAACTCAATTATTGCAGGGTCTGTTGCCAATGTATTAGCAGGAATTAAAATTGATTCTGAAATCTCTAAAGTTCCAACATTTGGTCCAATTACAGCTCCCCCATATGGATTAACGTAAAATTTACCTACAGATGACGCAATGTCACCCATCGTATAAATCTCACGTTGTGAGTTAGCTAATGCTGATCCGCGCTCAACTGTTTGAACACTTGATGGTACTGTGTGGAACTTTTGTCCTAATGGAATTGTTGCCATAATTATAGAGATATATACCAGGTTGCATTGGCATGGCTATACTGTAGACATACCGGTGTGTTTGCTGTTAATGTAGCAGGAGCGCCAACAATAGCAGCACCGGCTGATGCCCATGTTGTTGTAGCTCTAGTTGCTGTTGACATAATTACATACTTAACACCATCAAGATTTGAGTTTGATGCTGGAAGAGTAACCGCAAAAGATGCACCTGCCGTTCCTGTAAAGTATGTGTTTACGTTTGTAAGTGTAGCTGCTGTAAGCAAGTTAGTCGCGATTACACTAGGGGTCTGATTCAAGGCCAATAAGGCAGTGACATCAAAGTTAACTGTATTTCCAGCAGCATTAGTACCAAATACTTTTGATGCCGTGCTTGGTGTTTCTGTTATATAGTTCTGTACTTTCATCGTCCTTGGCCTCGATTTTGCTTTTTATAATTCTTAGAAGACTTTAACTTAGATGTCTTACACTTAGCGTGAATGCCAGGGCGACTTACCTTGACATCCTTCTTAGTTGACTGCTCAATTTTCTTCATGTAGCAAAGTTAACAAAAAAAATGTTACTTGTATGGAACGTAAGTTGTCTTGCCACCTACACGCTTAGCTACAAGAATTTGCTTGCGTTGCTTGCCTGTAGACTCATAAGATACGTGAACCCAATCAGGATTTGTATCTGTCCCGAATTCCCAAATCATTTGGTCAAAATTTAGATTGTCTTTGATGAAATGGAAGATTTGAGCATTGGTGATAGATGTACCATCCATGTCAATATCAATCGCTTCACCAGTGCAATGTTGACTAGAAAGGCTCCCCCCTACGGCAGTATTCAACGCTTTGCTTCTGTACCCGGATGAGATGTGGATAGGAACACCAAAGTGCTCACGGATAGGTTGGAATACGTTCTCAGCTAACTTCTTGAAGTTCTCTAAGTGCTCAGGTGTTGGCATATTAGAAATGCCTTTACGTTTTGCAGTTTCACTTCTTGTTACTTCTGCTAGTGCTAAATTTTTACTCAGTTGCATCTTTATCTTTATTTTTAAGTTTCATAATACGTCCGGCAGTTGTGATGCCAAACGCTCCCAAAGTTAGTAACATAAATCCATCAAAGATAAATTCTTTAATGACAAGTTCGTTACCAATTACACCGGTGATTACATCTGTCAATAAGACAAACACCATTGCGAAAAACGAGATGACGCCAACAAAAGCCTGCTCGTTAATTTGATTATCGTCCGAAATCAACTCTCTGAAAAACTTTCTCATAGTTTAAAAATATTTAGTTTAGGTCTTTTTGGTTTTACTACATCGTAGTGCCAACCAACAGGCGGTTCTTTTTGTTTATCGTCATTAGGGCAGTCTTCTGTTCTTTTATAGAACATTATATCACCCGTATAGTCATCCTTTCTTACAACGTAGTCAGATAAGTCCACAGCTACTATCTCATTGTTTATGTATGAGTAGTAGATCCAAGCTCCTTCAATGGCTCTCTTTTGAAGCCACTGACGTATGGTGTCAAGCTTATCTTCACGTACAATCTGTAGGTCAATCACGTTTCTGTATTGCACAACCTGTTGGCTGTAGAACATAAGCACTGTATCCCTAACTGATATAATAGAGTCCTTTGTCTTTACATCGGACTTAAATCTTGCAATCCTAGCTTTCTGATTTTCGAATATTGCGTTTATTGTATCAGCCTGTGCCTTTGTTAGTATGACAACAGAGTCACCATCAATTACCGTCTGAAGTGGGTAACGTGATTGGCTGAAACTCAAACTGCTTACCAGTAGACTGACTACGAACAATATCTTTCTCATTTGCTAGTTCTTTTTTAATATCTTTTACGACCGACTTGGTGCTGTCTAGGTCTCCTATGACCTCAGATACCATGTCTTGTAAGTTCTCTTTATCAGCTTTTAATTCGTTTACACTATTAGTAAGCTTCTTATTAGCTGTTGTAAGCTTCTTATTTTCCCCGGTTAGCTGTATGTTATCCTCAACCACGACAACGTGACCATGTCCGCTTGAGAATACTTGCGTTACCACAAGTATAATAAATAGAGAGCCTACAATGATGAGCTTCTTTTTCATTTCTTACTTAAGAACATCAGAACTATCTCCTTGAGACTTTTAGAACTCTCAGTGCTCTCTGTAAGCTTGCTGTCAAGCTTCTCACGATACTCTCCCTCAAGATCATTTACCTTTGCCTTAAGATCATCCTCGCTCTGCATTAGGCGATTAAGGAACATCCAACACAGGTAGCCAAGTGCTAATACTGCGAATCCTAGGACACCATACTGCGTTAATACTTCAAATGGACCGAATGACATTACTTATTATCTAAATGTCTTTTGATGAATAACCATGCCACATAGCCCAATGCCAATACAACGAGACCCAATGGCCCGTACTCAGATAGCTGTGAGAATACACCGAAGTCAGGTGTTGTTGATACTGTATCCATTATCTATTAATTATTAGTTGCTTTACTGCGTCTGATAACTCAGCTACACTTCTAGCTAAGTTTTTTATCTCTAGTTGAGTTTGCTCCTGAATGGCTTGATATTTGAGACGAGACTCCTGCTCGACAAGCTCAATCTTTCCTTTGAGTTTGCCGGCATCTTCAGTGTTCTTACGTACATCAGAGTGAACCATCTTTAAAAAATATCCTATAATAGCTATGGCCGTAACCATACCAAATTGAATCAACTCTTGCATTTATTATACATTTTGCTGCCAAGCCGGCGGAAGTGTTACAACAACAGGGTTGATTTGTAAGTCAATATTCTCTTGAAGACTTGCAGTCATCGCAGGAACATCTAACTCCGCTTCTAACCATCCAACAACTTGCTCCTCTGTAAGTTGATCGTATGGAGTAAAATTCTCTGGGTCTGGCATACCTACTGAGGCAGCGCCATAAGTTTCCGCAAAGTATTCTTTTT